GGAAACCAGAACCATCAGAAATATTTGCAACAGTCGCTGCAGAGAATACTGGGTCTGTTTCATTATCTGGGACATCTGAACCTTGAATGTATGTGTTCGAATCATAGTACCAAGTGTTTGCCGCTCCATTGTTTCCAAGTAGACCTGTACCTTCGATGATATCATATGTAGTGTGTGCAGTAAAGATTGGATCTGATTCTGCACCTGCTGATGTTACGTAAGTGTTTGTATCGTAGAACCATTCACCACCAACGTTCTTGAGGAAACCCTCAGTATTTGTAATCGCAACGTTACCAACTGGTGATGCGAGGAATACTGGATCAGTTTCAGTAGTGATATAATTCTGAAGATCTGTGATCTGAGATTCTGTTATACGAATGTCTGCTTGGTGTTGTACGATACTTGTATTAGAAATAAATGCATCTGGAACAATCGCCCAAGTAACAACTGATGACAAGTCGTTTGATTCTGCACCAGAGTTAAGAGTTGTAAATGTTAATCCTGTTGCCTGAGAGTTAACTGTAATGACTTGGTTTTGTGCACCAACATAGTTGTTAGGTGTATCAGAAAGAGCAGTCCATGCAGATGCACCACCGCCGCCACCGCCACTAGCTACGTCTTGGAAAGAGAAAGTCCCATTACCACTAGATGTAAGAACCTGATTGTTTGAACCACCACCATTAATAACGTCACCAAGTTCTAATAGAGATGCATTAGAGATCCCTGCATTGGTTAGTGTAATTGGTACGTTTTGCAAACTTGCGTAATCACCGTCGAACTCTGAGTAGTCAGTACCTGCAATAGCTGCAGAAATATTACCACCACCGTCTGCTTTTACGATACCAGTAATTGCACCAACAACTGGATCTGTCTCGGAACCACCACCGCCACCACTTACGGCTGCCCACTGAAAATCAGTACCAGTCCATTGTAGGAATTGGTTAGTAGATGCGCTCAGTGTGTTGAGGTGTGCGGAAACTTGTGTGTCACCATAAGAACCTGCAACTGTTAAGTCGCCTGATCCAAGTATAGATGCACCGTTAATTGTTTTGATGTTTGTGGCAGATACTAGAATATCTTGCGCATCAGTAATACCGTAACCTGATACGGTTGTAGGTTTACCACTAAGATTGGTGAATGTACCATCGAACGCATCAGTGATACCAAACCCTGCTATAGTAGTAGGTTTGTTTGCGAGTGTCGTCCAGTCTGCAGTTGCAGTAATTGACATATTACCACTACCAAGAACTGACACGTTGTTGATGGTTTTGATGTTAGTACCAGAAACGAGAAGTGCCTGTGCATCAGTAATACCGTAACCTGATACTGTAGTTGGTGTACCAGTGAGAGAACTGAATGCAAAGTCTTGAGAGAATGATGCAGAGATTGTAAGAGAATCAGTTGACGCATTAGTAGTGAGACCAATACCAGAACCTGCAATGATGTTGAGTGTATCAGTTGCACCGTCTGCGGCAATAGTTGTTTGACCAGATACTGCAAAGTTACTGAAGGCGTTTTGGTTAACTTCGCCACCGCCACCACCACCGCCAGCGAGTGCACCCCATGAAGTGGTGTATCCTTCGAACTGGTTGAGTTGGTTGTTATATCTTAGATAACCTGCGAGAGGGGAACCATCACGTTGCGCAGTTGTACCTGCAGGAATTTGTACAGATCCTGTCGCACTCGTACGTGGTGCAATTGCTTCGATGTTGTCGTCCATCTCTTGGTATGTAAGAGAGGAACCTTTTGTAATTCGTTTTGTAATAGACATCTAAGTGCTTTCCCCACTGGAATTGTAGTAGACCCCCATGTAAGAACTGTAAGATGGGTCTGAAGCTTCGGTTTGTTCAAAATAATTTTCATCTACATAGTATATATCTACATAAGAGGTGGCTGCTTCTATTATGTAGTCTGCATCAACATATCCAGGCGAGAAGTAAAATGCGGTAGTATCTTGATAGATGCCTGGGTTTGGTTCAATATAATTAAAATCTACAAATTCAAATAACTGTATTTCGTTATCTGAAAGTCCATCACCCTCTGTAAAAACATATGCCTGATCGATAAGTGCCTGTTTAAGGACTGGATCAGTTTCTGCGGCAATCTGTGCAAGTAACGCCGCATAGTTAGGGTTTGGCATGTCACGATCCTACTTCGACTTTTGGTGCACCCGATTTTGCTGCGTTAGGTCTCCAAGAACCGTGGCCTCCTGTCGTATCGCCCTTACGATGGACGAATTTACCAACTGCACGAACTTTACTAGAACAACCTACTGCAGGATCTCCACATGCAGTTGCATCCCCTTTACGCACAACTGCCCTTCCCATTGCCTTGACCTTACTTTGACCAGAAACATATGGTGTCTGGTGGTAAGGGTTTGGAGTGGGAGAGGCATGACCGTAATGGAGATCTGCTCCGTCTCGTACTATTCGTGGCATTGTATCACCAAGTGTTGATTTTATTAGGTATCGATCTCGACCCCCCATGATGCGACTTCACGTTTCTTAGAACATCTCTGAAACCATCATCTGGTTTCTTTAGTCCTAATCTCATTGCATCACCAATACTTGGTGGTGACTTTATAAATTGTAGCAGATGAGGGTTTTCATCCTTATATGCATCAAGATCAGCAATTTTCATACTGATCTCAAATTCTTCATTAGTATTTATGTTTCTGAAGTTGTACGTTGGCATTTACTATCCTGTTATTAAATGGTAGATTTCTTTCCAACTTTGAACCCGATGCGCCGCACCTTTATAACCTGAGTTATGTTGGTGAGACATTAGTATTCCTTCACAACCTACATTGATACCAACGTCGACGTTTTCTGGTTTATCTTCGACCCAGTAACAACCTGTGTCCCGATATTCTTCCATAACTTCGTCTTTGTCTGCACCAGTGTCTAAGTACACATACCGTTCAAAGGTAGACTCACCGAACAACTCCCGAAGGTTCTTACCCCGAAGGTGTTGTGCGTATTGGTCATTACTCAGACTGGTGATTGCATGGAATACGTATCCATGTTCTTCGTGGAGTTTTTTGACATACTTGATAGAGTCCCGAAGAGGTGCGAGAGACCGCATTTGTGCACTCTCATTGAACATCCGAATTAACCGTTTGGTTTCTTTCCGTTCCATACCATACTTGACATCCATGTCATAGATGCCTTCTTGAACGACTTTATAACCGTGCCGATGCATCCATTGACCAAAAGCGTACTCCCAGTCTAAGATGACACCGTCACAGTCAGTCAGTATTGTTTTTTCTTTTATAGCAATCATATTGATTCTCACTTTCTCATTATTACAAGATCAATATACACTATAAATCTAAGATTGTCAAGCCCTAATTTGAATTAATTTCAAATATTTCTAGGAATCTCTGAAGTCTTTGAAGTTGAGGGTTTTAGTCTTACGACTTTCACTCACTTCTAACTTGCGACTTTTCGACTTATGTTTTTCACGAAGGCGGTCTTCATTATCATTACCCCATTCGTCATAGTCGTAATCTTCAGTACGGTCATTCTTGCGAAACTTTTTAAACTTTTTGGACATCTTTCTAACTCAATTTATTTTTAAAGGATCTATGAAAAGGCGTGGAAAAGCATCTTCCACAGTTTGTTTTGTCAAACCTTTATACGGTTTATTAGTAATCATTTGACAAAGCATTTCGGCATCTGGATCGTAGAGGTCTTCTAGTAATCCAATAAACAGTGACTCACGTTTCGCTGGCTTCAGTTGATCATATCCGCCACCTTTGATGAAAATGCGTAGCTTACGTGCTTCGTGGTATAGCATCATACCTTCGTCTGCAGTCTCACCTTTTTTGTATGGTGGGGCAGAGTCTGGTACTAACCACTCAAGAGTTTCGTCATACCATAACCGTAGGATAATACGGAGAGGTACACAATCATGGGATTGTAAGAATTCTTTCTTATCAACCTTTGTTCGCTTCTTTGCCGCCTCAGAGATAATCTCAGAGAAGGGAAGTCTTTGTTTTCTCATTATTAAAAGTCCTGTATATCAGTTAGTAAATGTTTCAGTTTATGTTTAATAAAGAAGTTGAACAGTCCTTGTCGACCAACAGTCTTTTCTCTATTATATATCTCCAAAATCTCATCTTGATAATTCTGGGGGATCTGTGTCAAGTCAATCATCATCTTATTACGATGGTATCCAGAAAGTACTTCCTCTGTCATATCCTTTTCACCACCATCAAGTAGGTTGTGTAATCTCTTGGCAGTCATAGGACGTTGACGTTCACCGACTGCAAGACAATTATCTGGAGATAAAACGTTAGGAACACCGTCACCTGCATCACCTTTAAGAATATGTTCTTTGAGGTATTTATCAGGATTGTCATTTCGAATCCAACGTTTGCGCACTGGATCATATTGTCCCACGTTTGCATACTGATGTAACTGGATGTAATCTTTATCACCAGATAAGATCAAGAACTTCTCTCCACCAGTATTCAACACCTCACCATTGTCATGACAGATGGTTCCGATGATATCATCAGCTTCGACACGATCTACGTTGACTACTTTGTATGGGAATGATTCGTCGATTTCATCACGGATCTTATGTACAACTGTAAACAGTTCGTTCCAGTCGATATCAGATTCACTACGTGACTTCTTACGGTTTGCTTTATAATAGGGATAGATATCTTTGCGCCACACGTTCTTACTGTCGCAACAAATTACTATCTCTCCCCAGTCTTCTGTAAACTTCTTTCGATTGAAACGAAGAGAGTTTAAGAACATGTGACGAATCATCGACTCGTCTATTTCTACGTTATGACCACCTGAGTTCGCAAAGAACGAGGCGAGCATTACTTGATTAAAATCTACTAAGATTGGCATAATATTGTTTCCATTAATTTAATTTGTAGTCTATAGTACTACATTTAAATAAGGTTGTCAAGTCCTTTTTTTACCTGCAACTGGATTATCTACCCAGTGTATCGTGTTTGGGGGCATGAACCCATGCATAAACCACGCATTTCCAAATGTGGGAGACCCTTTACCAGTAAAATCTATACGGTTATTATACACCAGTGCAGACATTCCCATCTCCATAAACATTTTACCCCTGCCCTTACCTTGAAAGCTTGTGACAGGCAGTAGTAACGCAAAAGGTTTCCCCATTGCGTAACAATGCTTTAAGAATTGATCTTTCTTACTGTAAGGTGGGTTTGTTATAACGCCATCAAAACAGTCAGACTCCACACAATCAAAGAAATCCCTACCACCACTGCCAACAATGGAATAACCATAGGCATCGAA